TAATGACAAACATTGGTGATTTTTAATATTCGAATATTGGAGTGAATAATTATGACACAAACAGAACAAGCTAGACACTCTAGCTTAATGAGTAAGAAAGGTTTAGAATCAACGGCTCGTACGGCCACAAATGCTAGACCTTTAGCACACGAAATATTTACAAAAGTAAATAACGCAAAAGATAAACCTTTAAAGATTGAAGTTTTAAGAAACAACGACAGTCAAGGTTTAAGACAGTTATTAAAAGCTGCTTTTGATCCTAAAATTACTTGGGACTTACCAGAAGGAACACCTCCTTATATAGCTAACGAGGCGCCAGCTGGAACAGATCATACATCTTTATTAGATGAATCGAGAAAGCTTTACCTTTTTATTAAAGGTGGAAGTAATATAGCAAAAGTAAAAAAAGAAACACTTTTTATACAAATGTTAGAAGCTTTACATAAAGATGATGCTCAAGCACTTATAGACATCAAAGACAAAAAATTAAATCTAGTTTATAAAGGACTTACTGAAAACGCAGTAAAAGAAGCCTTTAACTGGAATGACGATTTTTTACGTAAATAATCAATAATAGGGTGTTGTATATTTGCAACATCCTATTAAGTAATTGATTTTAATACCATATTTCTTTACAAACAATCAAAATAACGCTTGTATTCTACGAGTTTAAATGTTATATTATACCATATAAACAACAAAGAATAAATATAATGAGAAAATACTTGATTTTTTTAATAGCACTAGGTTTACTAGTGTATGGCCTTTTAACTGTTTTTATGAACTCAGTTAAAGCAAGTGAATATAATACGGCTGTTATAGGCCACGTGATAACACAAAAAGTATCTGGCCAACCAGTTGATGCTTCTAAATTAATGGAACAAGAACTGGCACGAGTTGCTCATTTATTCGCTATCGATAGTATTAATATATTACAAAAATATTTGCCAGCTATATTAGATAAAGCGGCCGCAGAATTAAGACTTGAAGCAGATAAAAATTATAAATGTAGTTTACTAAAGGATACAAAAATACAAGACGATTGTAAATAGTATATGATAAAGGTAACAAAACAAAAAGTTTTATCTATCAAAAAGAAACTCAAGCCATTGTTATCTTCAAAAGAGAAATACCAAACCACATATAAAGATATTAAAAAATATTTTATTATACTCAATAAAGGATTATTCGATAATAAATTAGCACCATTTAATGAAATAGAGATTAAAGCTCTCAAAAGACAAAAATGTATGGGTCAAGTTATTACCTATGAAATGAAAAGAAAAGGTACGAGATTACATAAATTAGAAATGGATTTGATTTATGACAATAAAAAAGATTTCTTGGAAACGTTAGCCCATGAAATGGTACATCTATATCAATTTACACACGTAAATGATACAGGTAACCACAATAAACTATTTTATAGTTTTGAACCTAAACTTAAATGTGTTGGTTTAAAGCTATAAACAACAAAGGATATATAATGACACAAGTGATGACGAAAAAGTTTAAAGACGAATATCTTAAATCATCTATTAAAAATTCTATTAAAACAATAGAAGATTTTACCAAAAATCGGAAACGAGGTGAACAGATCGTTTATTATGAAGGCAATTTTCAAGAAGATGTTTTAAATAATTTTTCTAATAAAGAGTCAGAAGAAATATTTAATACTATGAAAAAATATTTAAACGATTATAGATTAATCTTTTTACAAAAAAAAATTAAGATTAATGATATTAATTCTCAAATGAGTGAATTGAATGAACCAAAACATTACTTTTCATATATTGTAAGCAAACGAGTATTTTAATTATATAATTATATGAAACCTAGACCTTGGCATTGGTATATTAAGTATAAGTTTCCTCGTAAAGTTAAATATCATTTTAGACAATTAATGGCTGTTATTGGCATTACATTAATTGGTTTTGGTATTGGTACTTTTTATCCTAACTTTATATCTCAACATAATGTTGAAGAAAAGGCTATAGATAAAACCATAAAATGGGCTAAAGAAATTGGTTTTATAGAACCAAGAATAGAAACTCATAATGATGAGATTTTTATTAAGACAATGCAAAAATGTATTGCCTATTTAAATTTAGAACTTCATAAAAATGAACAGATACCTGATGAACTTATTATAGCTCAGGCAATTATAGAAAGTAATGCTGGTTTAAGTAGATTTGCTAAAGAAGGAAATAATCTGTTTGGAATAAGAATTTGGAATAGAGACAAAGGCATGTTACCAGCAGGGTATAATGAAACCTTATCTTGGAGAGTTAAAACTTATCACAGTAAATGTGCCTCAGTCCGTGATTATATCACAATTCTCAATACTAAGCAGGCATATAGCGAGTTTAGAAAAATACGAGATAGTCAAAATAGATTATGGGGTAAACCTGATGGTATCGCATTAGCACGTGGACTTGATAGTTGGAGTACCACAAAAGACTATGAACAACAAGTTATAAATATTATTAAAAAATTGAGACAAGATGGAAAGGTCGTAATTAAAAGATGACAAAAGAGAGACCTAAAATATACGAAAGAAATCCAAATACAGGTGTAATACGTTGGAGATATGTTGGAGAATCGCATGACAAGTTTGGATGGCCTAATTATGGCAGATTACTTAAACAAACAAAAGGAAAACAATGAACGAAATACTATTTTTTAGTGGAGCAATTCTAATTATAGGATTAAGTTATTATCTTGGTTATCAAAGTGGCTTAGCAAAAAACTACAAAGAACAAATAAAAGAATTTATTAAAGGCATGACAGTATCAAAAATGACAGCTGACTATTTTGATAGATGCGCTATAAATGAAACAAGACAATTTTTAAAATTTTTAGGTATAAAAAAACCAAATGAAAAATTTATCATTGTGCCTAAACGACCTACAGTAGAAGAAATAGATAAATTAGACAAATAATAATGATTTTAACCATATTACTATTAATATCAGGCCTTGCTGTATCTTTTATAGGAGCTTATTATTCAATATTAGGTTTGGCTGCGTTGTTTGCTGGCGCTTATTGGGCCGTGGTAACTATGGGTATTACTTTAGAGATAGCAAAATTAGTAACTGTATCTTGGTTATATAGAAATTGGGAATCTAAAATATTACCAAATTCTATACGAATGTACTTGACATCAGCAGTTTTAATGCTTATGTTTATTACATCAGTTGGTATATTTGGCTTTTTATCTAAGGCACATTTAGATCAATCTACACCAAATACTGGTAATAGATTACTAGTTAAGAATATCGAGAGACAAATAGACAGTGAAAAGAAGGCATTAGATGGTGCTCAAAAGATTATAGATCAATTAGATAAAGCATTAGATAAAGTAATTGACAAGGATGCTGATAAAGGCCTTTCGGAGAGACAGAAACAACAAAATGAACGAAATAGAGCTAACAATATTATAACCAATTCATCTAAAAAAATTACAGACCTATCAAATCAAAAACTCAAAATGGACAAAGACCAATTATCAATAGATAAAGAAATAGGGCCATTTAAATATGTTGCTGAATTGATATATGGAGATAGTATGGATGGTAACCTAGATAGGGCCGTTAGACTTGTTATACTATGTTTAATACTAGTATTTGATCCATTAGCTGTATTGATGTTGGTAGCATTTAACGTATCATTAAAAGAAAAAGAATTAAATAATAAAGCATATAGAATAACTTATCCTGAAGAAGCTTTAGTTAAAAAAAAAGATAGCGAACATGAAAAAAATTCAGATATTCAAAAAATAATATTACAACAAATAAAAGAACGTCTATCGGACAAAAACAAATCTACAAAAGAAAGAGAAAGAGACTATGAAAAATTTGTACAGGAATTAGGCACTAAAGAATTAAATGGTTTAAGTACTGATGAAATTAAAATAAAACTCAATCAAATCATGGATTGGAACGAAAAGAAAGGAAAAGATGACAAAAATACTTAGTATCATTTTGTTGATTCTTTTGGTTAACTGTACTACAACGACAAGTACAAATAATACACCAAGATCACCAATAGATAATGTTATAGATGCTTTTAAAAGTATACCATTTCCAACAAGGTAATTGACATTCAACAATAATTGTGATATAATGAAAGAATATGAAGTTAAATCTTACAAATAAACTACAACAAAAACTTATAAACAACGCATTTAGAGCTTGTGAAAAAGCAGAATCTAAATGGGCACAAAAATTTTGGTTTGGTGTTTGGAAAAAACTATGTCAAAAATATAAAAAAGGTATACATTAATGAATATATTTTATTTAGATAAAGATCCTATAAAAGCAGCAGAAATGTCTTGTGATAAACATGTATGTAAAATGATTATAGAATCGGCACAAATGTTATCGACAGCACATAGAGTACTAGATGGCCAAGAATTTACAGATAAAACGGCAAATGGCCGTAATATAAAAAGATGGAAACATCCAGATAAAGACTTAGATAAAATTTTATATAAGGCCAGTCATATCAAACATCCAAGTACACAATGGGTAATGTATAATTTACATAATTATGTATGGTTGTATAGACATATGATGTCATTACACTCACAATTTAAATTGAGATATAATAAATCTGAAGATCACATGACTATACAAAAACTAGGTAGAATATTAAAAGATGCTCCTAAAAGATTGCCTGTAAGAGATTCAAAAGAACCTACACCAGCAATGCCAGATGAATGTAAAGTACCAGGAGATTCAGTAGCTAGTTATAGAAAATACTATATAATGAAGAAAAAAGATTTTGCTACTTGGAAATATCCAGCAGTAATGCCAAACTGGTACAAAAAAGGAATTGAAAATGGCATCTAAAGACGATAAAGAATTAAAAGAAGTTTATAATATTGTATTTCAGGAAGTTGCTCGTTTAATACTAGTTGATAAAAAACAAGTACAAATAGTTGCCGCAACATTGTTGGCACAAGCATTAAGATTATATAAATCTTCTTTAAATGATGATGATTTTGTTAGAATGATGAAATCGATACCAGAATCTATAGATACTATAAGACCTTATGATGAACTAGAACCTAAGGACAAACAGACAATAAACTAATGAAGAATAAGCGTGGTAAAGAATGGGGAACAGGTTGGGACGGCCGATCTCGTATACCTGATGAGACTTATAAAAAGAATTTTGATGAAATTGATTGGTCGGGTGTAAAGAAAGAAAAGAAAAATGAAAATAACAAGAAAAAGAACCTTTGTTAAGGCATTAATATATAGAATATGGATATTCACAATAACATATCTATTATTATTATTAACAGGACAATCTTGGCATGATGCTATACTACCTACAATAGGTTTTAATTTTATATTAACATTTACCTATTATAGTTATGACAGATTGTGGCAACGTATAAAATGGGGTATAGAAAAATGAAAAAAATATTTTTTAAATTTTTAATATTAACATTAACATTAATAACAAATTCAGCATATTCTAATAGTAACACAGCTACAATGACTGTAACCGTTAGAGTAATTGAAAATTATGAAAAAGGCAAAATTATAAATGCTAATTATTTAATAAATGAAAACAAAATTGATTTGCCAAATAATCAACCTATAATTTTATCTTTTGAAAAAGATAAGACAACAACCACACACATAATTCGTGAAATTAATTTTGATCGTTATTATTGTACTCAAAAATTTAGTGATGGCAGTTATATTGATGAACTTAAAAACTCATATTTGATGGATAAACAAACTAATAAACTAGCCGTAAATCATTTAAATCAAAATACCGGTAAAGTTATCTTTTGTCCAAAGATAAATATTAACAAATAATATGCCAATATATAGTTTTGAAAACATTAAAACAGGTAAAGAATTTACAGAACATTTAACTATGTCGGAATTGGATGCCTATTTAAAAAAGAACAAAAATATTAGACAAGTATTCACATCTCTAAATATAGTAGGTGGTGTGTCAGGATTAACATATAAACAAGATGGTGGTTGGAAAGACAATCTACAAAGAATAGCAGAGGCACATCCAGGTTCACCATTAGCTGATAGATATAAAAAGAAATCTATTAAAGAAATTAGAACAAAAGAAGTAATAAACAAACATAGGAAACGAAATGCCAGCAAACGATAATATACCAGATTATATGAGAGGGTTTGACCTCAATGATGATTGGGGAATTACTCCTGTTAATACAGCGCCAACTCAACCACAACCTATTATTGATAATAGTTTAATTGAATCAAGCAATATAGAAATTTCAAAAATTAAATCTGATGTATCTTCTATAAAAGCAATGATGAACGAAGTAATGGATATAGTAAATGAAAAAAATACTTTAACAAAAGAAGTTACCGATGCTTCAGTATTACAAAGATTTAAAGATATAGAAAAAGTTATATTACCATTTTTATATAACTTAACTAAGAGTGATGAACCATATATACACTGGCCTAATAGATCACCTATTATTAAGGCACAAATAGAAAAAATATTAAAACTAACAAGAGGTTAATAAATGAATATAGCACAATTAAGAGAACAATTAAAAATTGATGAAGGCGTTAAATATGAAATTTACAAAGACCATTTAGGTTACGATACTTTTGGTATTGGCCATTTAGTAGTGAAAGAAGATTCTGAATTTGGTCAACCAGTAGGAACAAAAGTTAGCGAAGATAGAGTAAATGAAGTATTTGAAAAAGATGTACAGAAGATGATCAAAGAAGCAAAGATACTATTTCCAAATTTTGATAGTTTACCAGAAGAAGTACAACAAGTTATAGTTAATATGACCTTTAATATGGGTAGACCAAGATTATCTAATTTTAAGAAATTTATATCATATATTAATGAAAGCAAGTGGGAAGAAGCATCAAAAGAGATGTTAAATAGTGCTTGGGCTAAACAAGTTGGTAAAAGAGCACAAAGATTGAGTGATAGGATTAAAGTTATATAATAGGCTTGACAAACAACCTACATTATGATACATTGGATATATTATGGTTAAAATAAATGATACAGCACCAAATTTTGTAGCCCACACATCACAAGGATTGGTAGATTTTTATAGTTATATAGATAATAGCTGGGCAATATTATTCTCGCATCCAAAAGCATTTACGCCTGTTTGTACTACTGAACTAGGCACATTACAGAAATTACTTCCAGCATTTAAAGACAGAAATGTAAAAGTAATAGGTTTATCAGTTGACAGTCCAGATAATCATAACGTTTGGTTAAATGATATAAAAGAAACACAAGGGTATTTACCTGAATATCCTTTAATTACAGATACAGATAAAGTAATATCTAAATTATATGATATGATACATGAGAATGCTAGTGATACAATGACAGTAAGAACAGTATTCATTATTGGTCCAGATAAAAAGATTAAACTTAAAATGGATTATCCTGCTAGTGCTGGTAGAAATTTTAACGAGATATTAAGAGTAGTTGATTCATTACAATTAACTGCTAATTACAAAGTAGCAACACCAGCAAATTGGATACAAGGTGAAGATGTTATTATTAGTGCGGCTATTAATGATGAAGAAGCAAAGAAATTATTTCCTCAAGGCTGGACAACACATAAACCATATTTAAGAACACTAAAAGATCCTACACAAGAAACTAATGCCTAAAGAATTTAAATTTTTAAAAGTTGACGCTAGTGTTTTACCTAATACAAAAGGTAAAAATATAGATGGTATAAGATTTTACGAGATAGATGGTAAGTCATATCCATCAGTTACTTCAGTATTATCTTTACTTAAAAAAGATTCATTACAAGAGTGGAGAAACAAAGTTGGTGAATCAGTTGCCAATTGGGAAATGGGTAGAGCTGCTAGACGTGGTAAAGCAATGCACACTTTAGTTGAACAATATTTACAAAATCAAACACCATCAGTTAGAGATGTATTACCATTAGGTTTATTTAAACTGATTAGACCTTATGTAGATCAAATCGATAACATAAAAATGTTAGAGACTATTATGTACAGTAAAAAATTAACACTTGCTGGACAGGTAGATTGTATTGCTGAATATAATGGTAAATTATCAGTAATAGATTTTAAATCTGCCAATAAAGAAAGAGAAGAAGGTTGGATTGAAAATTACTTCTTACAAACAACGGCCTATTCTATGATGTATGAAGAATTATATGGCGAAAAAGTAGAACAGTTGGTTGTTATATTGGCCTGTGAAGATGGTGTCGCTCAGTGTTTTATTAAAAACAGAGCAGATTACGAAAAGAAATTATTAGAATCAATTGACAATTTCTATAAATATTTTAATAATAAACAGAATTTAACGGCGAAGAATAGTTAATAACTAGACAGGACCAGGGGGCGGTACCCTGCCACTCCACCATCTATACAATGAAATATAGGGGGTGGAAATAGCAATCGACTGATAAGTAAACCTATTTGGAGTTAAATCGCTGATAGCGTACTATCAAATCATAGATGCTAACGAAAGTTATGCTCTTGCTGCCTAGTAATAGGTAACGGCGTTTGGCCTACACGTGGCAACAGAAGTAGGCCGTTATTAAGGTATGTAAAAATAACATACCTAATATGTTACAAACGCATATAAATAATATTATGATAGAACGATTAAAAGACTTAATATCTAAAAACTACACAGATAAACAGATAAAAAAAAAGAACGACATCTTAATGAAAAGTAGAAAAGAAGTCGAAATTAATGGTAATGGTACGTCAGGTTACACCATAAAAGAGGGTGAGCATAAAGGTACCGTTGTAGGCCACATCACTAGAAGTCCCAAAGTAATATAAACACTTGACAAATCAGTCAAATTAGTATATAATATAATATATTAACGAAACAAGGAGTAAATAATGTTTACTTATAGAAATATAGCAATTGCTACAGTCGTAGTATTTGTTTTAGTTGTAGTATATTACGTACTTAAACCTAAAAAGGTTGACGTAACACCACAAAAACCAGTTGCAACACAACAAGTTGCTCCAGCAAAAAAACCTGCTGAACCAGTTAAGAAGTAGTTAGTACAAATTTGGAGGGCAATAGGCCCTCCAAGTATAAATAGAAATGCTATAACACACACACAAAGGAGAAAAATATGGCAACAACATCAAAAAACGGATATGAAATCCGATCAGACCTATTAGGATTAGCGAAAGATATCGTTGATTTTAATTTTCAAGCTCAAGTAAAAGAGTACGAATACTCAATCAAAAAAGACGGCGACCAAGTAGTGCAAGAGTTTAAAGCACCAACTGTTAGTGCTAATGATATTATTGAAATTGCAAAACAATTCAATGAATTTGTTACTAGCGGCGATGTAGTTAAACAGACGCAAGAGAACATACAGAAAGCACAAGATATGGTAAAACCTTATGCTGAAGCATACCAAAATACAGTAAAAGCGTTTTTTCCAAATCTAAGAAACGGTAAGTAATATGTTTCCATATAACCCTTGTGAAAACAATTGGTTATCTGAAACTAAAAAGGGTGGCCAAGTTGATAAGAAACCTGGCCATCTTTTATCAGGCCAATCTTTTGTAAATTATCTTAATGATAAATTGAATATGAACAATAATATTAACTTTGGTTTTGATTACACAGAAAAAAACGGTATATAAGACTTGACAACCATCATAATATATGATATATTATATTATGAACTCAAAGGAATTTTCTTTAAAAATTGAGCAGATAGTAAGAGAAAAAAAAGGCATATCCTATATGGATGCTGTTCTTTCATATTGTAAAGATAACGATATAGATCCATCTACAGTTGCACCTTTATTAACAAAAGCATTAAAAGATAAGATTGCTGTTGAAGCTCAAAAT